AGTTAAAGGAACCATATACCACGTTTAGATAAAACCACAAATAAATCTCCTCATAATATACGCAGTTTATAACAAGCATAAATAACGTAAAGTTAATTATCACGTTATTATGGCAACAACATTCAAATACACTTCAAACTATAAACGAAACTTAATCAACTATTGGAATCAATTAATTCCTGGGTGGACAATACCCAAAGGATTCCACGTGCATCATATTAAACCAAAATCAACGTTTAAAAACAAGGATGATTTAAAAATACATCATCCATCAAATCTAATAGCATTACATCCTGATGACCATATTGCTATTCACAAGAATAGAGGTGATAAAATTTCGGTAAATTTTATTAAAGTTATAGGAGGAAGTAACCATATAACGGATGAATACCGCCTTAAGTTATCTAAAGCAAAAAAAGGTAAACCAAAGTCCAATCAGCATATTAAAAACGCCGCAAATGCACTTAGAGGAAGAAAGTTATCAAATGAACATATTAAAAATATGAGCAAAGGGTTAAAAGGAAGAAATATTTGGAATAAAGGTATGTCTTTAACAGAAGAGCATAAACAAAAAATAAGCGAAACTAAACGTGGTAGAGTTGCACATAATAAAGGCGAAAACGGTCGCAAACATTATAATAATGGTTTGATAGGGATTATGGTATTTCCAGGTGAAGAACCGCATGGATTCGCGCACGGAAGATTGTGTAAAAAGGAGATAAGTAATGGCAACATCTAGTCGACAAACCAGTATTTTTGGAATTGAGGATTGGCGTTCTTTATATAAGACATACAATCAAGCAGACTTTCAGAGTTATAACTTCGAAACACTACGAAAAGGTTTCGTTGATTATCTAAGACAGCATCACCCAGAAGACTTCAATGATTATGTTGAGAGTTCAGAATTCATTGCGTTACTTGACGTAATGGCATTTATGGGACAAGCGATAAGTTACAGACAAGATTTAAACACACGTGAAAACTTTTTAGATACTGCAGAACGTAGAGACAGTGTTGTTAGACTTGCTGATTTAGTTGGATACACACCAAAACGTAATGAAAATGCTAGTGGATTTTTGAAGGTTACTTCAGTAAGCACGACAGAAAATATTACTGACTTTAATGGTGCTAACTTGGCGAACGTAACACTACGGTGGAATGATAGTACAAATATTGATTGGCAAGACCAATTCAACACTGTAATGAATTCTATGATGGTTGATAGTCAAAAAATCGGAAAGCCTGGAAGAACAGCAGATGTACTTGGTAACAAGACAGATGAGTACACGGTAAATTTAGTTAGTAATTTGATGCCAATTATACCATTTTCAGCAACTGTGAACGGTGCTAACATGGATTTTGAGGCTGTTAGTGCAACCACAGCAAACAAAACATCAGTATATGAACCATCACCAGTTCTTAATGGTGATTTTAATATCTTATACAGAAATGATAAGTTAGGATTTGCTAGTAAAGACACAGGATTCTTTTTTCACTTTAAACAAGGTACATTAATTAACAAAGACTTCACATTGAGTGACAGAATTGCGAATCGCAATGTTGATATCAATACAGAAGGCGTTAATAATAGTGATGTTTGGTTATATGAATTGGATAAAACTACGGGCACTGTATTAAGTGAGTGGGAAGAGGTGGATAATATATATGCACCTATCACAAAACAAACCGAGTCTACTGTCCGTAGGTTTTTTAGTATAACTGGACGTGCCAATGACCAAATTACAATGAACTTCGGTGACGGTGTTTTTGGTGATATACCTATTGGATTTTTTCGTTCATTTGTAAGGTTGAGCAATGGAAGGAAATATATCATTAATGTCGGTGATATTTCAGGGGTTAACCTTAGTGTACCTTATATAAGTAGAAATGGAAGGGCGGAAACTGCAACATTTATTGTTAGTTTAACTCAAAATATTAGTAACGCAAGTTCAAAAGAAAGTTTAAATGATATTAAGCGTAATGCTCCAGCGAAATTCCACACACAAAATAGAATGGTCAATGGAGAGGATTATAATAACTTCCCATATACAGCATTCAGTAGTATCATCAAAAGTAAAGCAATTGCAAGGACTAATATTGGAACGAGTAGGCATTTGGATTTAGTTGACCCAACTGGCAAGTACTCGAGCATCAACACATTTAATAGCGATGGAGTTATCTTTAAGAATGATGCTAGTACATCATTCACGTTCAGTTTTGATGACAAGAATGATATCGAATCAGTGATTAGAAAGCAAATTGAACCAAAGATTGCGGAACGGAGTACGGTTCACTTGTACTATAATACGTTTAACAGAAGTTCTTTAACCGCAATTGACATTGCGTGGAACCAAAGTACAACAACAACCAACGAAACCACTGGTTATTTTAAAAATACGGCAGGAAGTGCACTCCAAGTCGGAAGTTATGTGTCTGATAATAGACAATTTATCGTACCTAATGCATTAATTAAATTCGAAACACCAAAGACTGATAGTAATGGAGTATATTATTTCGATAAGAACAATAGGTTAAAGCAACGTGGTGATTTATTAACAACAGACAATACTATTCTATGGAGCGGAGTTAAGTTAGTCACGTTAGAAGGCACAAACTTTGGTGTTGGTAATAAATCAGATGGAAGTGGTCCAATAACATTGACCAATTTCATCCCAACGGGGGCTATCCCCACATCTATTGTTCCTGTATTTAATACAGATTTGCCATTAGCGTTTGAGCAAGAAATGTTAACACAGTTTGAATTATATAATGATTTTGGCATAGGTTATGATAATAGTATAGGAAGTTGGTACATTATTGCGAGTGCTAATTTGGATAAATCAACTGCTTTTAGTTTAGATAATGCACAAAATACTTCAGGAACCGGTATTGATTCTAGTTGGATTGTTAAGTTCGTTTCGGTAGATAAAATATACACAACCACATCACGTGCATTGAAGTATTTCTTCTCAAGTATTATTGAAACGCGTTTTTATTTCAGTGGACATAATAAAATTTTCGACCCTAAAACAGGAAAAATCGTAAATGATTTTATTAATGTTCTTAAAACAAATACACAACATGGTAGCAATTTACCATTAAGTAATGATATTAAATTAGATATTATTGGTCAACCAACTGAATCAGATGGATTTGTTAATGACTTTAATGTGGAAATTAGTTACACGGATGAAGACAATGATAACGTCGCCGACAATCCTGATTTTTTCGACGACATCACTTTAAATAGTGGATTAGTATTTTTCGAGACAATAGTTGACGCGGATGGATTGGAAAGAGAATTGCCTATTAGGAGTAACGTGATGGATACTGAATTTACCAGTACTACTGACCCATTATTAGTGCTCACTAGTTATCCAGAAAATCAATTATTTTACTTCGCTGATGAGGTAGATAAGTTTCGTGAATTAGTATCTAATGTATTAGTAGTAAAAACAAATATGTCAGTGAAAACAGGTAGACAAGATTTACAATTTCATTACCGTCATAACAGTTCTAACGTAAAACGCATTAATCCAGGACTTACCAATATAATTGATATATTTGTCGTGATTAGTGCATATTACACACAGTACAAGAAATATATCCAAGATGTAACTAACACAATCACAATACCATCTACACCAACTATATCGGAGTTAACGTCGTCCTATCAAACATTACAGGATAGCAAGATGCTAAGTGATAACATTGTATTAAACAGTGTTATTTTTAAGCCATTATTCGGCAATAAGGCGAAGGATGAATTACGTGCTAATATTTCAGTAATTAAGGTACACGATTCATTGGTGAGCGACAGTGAAGTTAAAAGCAGAGTAGTATCTGTAATGAATGACTATTTTGATATCGATAATTGGGATTTCGGAGATACATTTTATTTTTCTGAACTGTCTGCGTATCTACATGACCAATTGGGAGATATAGTTGGCTCAGTAGTAATTGTACCGACTGATGTAAATAAAAAATTCGGCGATTTATACGAAATTAGGTCTGCATCAAATGAAATTTTTGTAAATGCAACTACAGTAGATAATATCAATGTTGTTGATTCATTAACTTCAGATAATCTAAACGGGATAACATAATATGGCAAGAAATAGGTCGGTAGATTTACTACCTGAAATATTTAAATCTAATCCCAACAAGGAATTTTTAAACTCCACCCTCGACCAACTCGTCCAAGAGCCAAAATTGAGACAAACTCAAGGGTTTATTGGTAGAAAGTTTGGTGCAGGAATAGAAAGTGGGGATTCTTATGTATTGGAACCAACAGTAGAGCGAACAAATTACCAACTAGAACCTAGTATTGTATTTACAGATGATGGTGGGAGCGCAGAAAGTGCGATAACCTACCCAGAGATAGTTGATGCATTAAAGACAAAGGGCGCAAATGTTTCCAAACATGATAGATTATTCTCAAGTCCAATTTACAGTTGGAGTCCATTAATTGATTTTGATAAATTTGTAAATCATAGTCAGTATTATTGGTTGCCAAGTGGACCAGATAGCGTTGATGTTAGTGCAATTGATATTATGCTAACAGACAACTTCGATATAACACGAAACGACACATATAGTTTAAGTGGTATCCACGGGGTTAACCCTACTATAACATTAGCAAGGGGCGGAGAGTACACGTTCGATGTCAATCAAACAGGACATAATTTTTATATACAATCCGCAACGGGCTCCAATGGAGTATTATCTCATGCATCTAATATTAGTAGTCGTGATGTTGTTGGGGTTGTAAACAACGGTGATGATAATGGGATAATTACATTCACAGTTCCTGAATCAAATAATCAACAGTTCTACTATGATTTGCCCGAAATTGATGGGGTTGATTTGGCCACATTCGATAGATTTGATTCTATTAATGGAAAACTTGTAAGTCAACTAAAGAATATTGACGGAATTGTTGATTTAGAAGGAAAGACCATTGTATTCTTAAATACAACTGCTGGTAATTCTGCGGACTTGGGGTGGCAGTATTTAGACTTACATGAAGATGCCCCATTTGAGTCTGAACCGTTTGAAGAAACCACGTTCATAGATAGTCAATCAGATAGATACAGCGTTTATCAAATTGAGTACACTACTAGCAATGGTGAACCTATTATTAAATTAAATAAAATTAAAAGTGTTAGCAATCTTGAGAAGTTTGATATTTTGTATGGCGATACTTATAGTAATAAATCATTTTATAAGAATTCATCTGGTTTCTTTCAGGAGATTCCATTATTAACCGCATCACAGGATACTCTTTATTACCAAGATGCGGACGATGAGGATAAGTTTGGTATTATTAATTTAGTAAATTCTACCGAGGACACAAAAATAGATGTTAACGATATTTTGGGTAAACGAACGCACACGAGTGGTAATGGGGTTGTATTTACCAATGGTCTTAAAGTTATTTTTAGAGGAAACGTTACCCCAGAAAAATATCAAAATAATGAATACTATGTCGAAGGTGTAGGTACTGCAATTAAACTTATTTCAGTTACGGATTTAATTACGCCAGAATCATATACAACTAGTGAACTAGAGCCATTCGATTTTCATGGATTTGATAGTACAAATTTTGATGGCAACTTAAATTCCCCGACTGTACTTGATTTCATCACAATTAATAGAGCGAGTGAGGATTCAAACCCGTGGAGTAGGAGTAATAGATGGGTACACAAGGATGTAATCATTAAAACTGCGGAATACAATAGAACAGTTGCAACGTTTGATAACAATTCCAGAGCAACCCGCCCTATTATCGAATTCGATTCGAATTTAAAATTATTTAATTTTGGCACAGAAAGTAAAACTCCAATAACAGCAATAGATTTTAATGAAAGTGATGCGTTAAGTAATTTTAATGGGTCTAGTGGGTTTTCTATTGATGGATTTAGTATTACCAATGGTTCTCGAGTTATATTTGCTAATGACGGTGACGTTAATGTGCGTAATAAAATATACGAAGTTCAATTCATTGATTTAGAGGGAGAGGGATTACTTAAGGTTAATTTAGTTGAATCATCCGATACCGATGTAGAAGTAAACCAAAGCATAGTATGTACTAATGGAATATCAACTCAGGGCAAATCATATCATTTCAACGGAAGTGATTGGATTGTTTCACAACAAAAAACGTCGGTTAATCAAGCACCTTTACTTGATGTGTACGATGCAAATGGAGTTAGTTTTTCTGATTCCGTTATGTATAGCGCGTCTACGTTCGGTGGAACAAAAATGTTTAGTTATAAAATTGGAGTTGGTAGGAATGATGTGGTGCTTGGGTTCCCATTATCATTCTTAAACATTGATAACTTGGGAGACATTGTATTTGATAATAATTTGTACACAGACACATTTGATTATGGCACCGTAGTAAAAGATAAAGTTAGTAATGGATTTATTAGAAAATATTCAGATAGAACGACATTTACCAATGAGATTGGTTGGAAAAAATTTATCAATAACACTACATCTGAACAAATATTTAATTTTGAGTACGACGGTGTTTCATTAATCATGGATGTGCTACCTAGATTAGAGTTAAGTATTCCTGCAATTAAAGTATATATTGAAAATAAATTCATAAATTCCAATGATTACACCATAACAACCGGAGATGTTAAAACTACAATTACATTTGTAGATACTATTACTACCGGTAGTGAAATTAAAGTTACTATTATAAGTGATACGGAAAGTAAAGTTGCGTATTACGGTATTCCTAAAAATTTAGAGAATAATACATTTAATGAGAATAGTGATACTTTAACTTTAGGAACTATTAGAAATCACTACAGTAACTTGGCGCAGAATTTATTAGATTTAGATGGTGATGCAAACGGTTCCAATAATACAAGGGATTTAGGAAATATCGCAGTTTATGGCGATACCATCATACAGAATAGTTCACCAATCGCGCCCATGGCGAAGTTCCTTCATAGTGAAGAATTTAACTTCTTTGAGGCAATAGACTTTAATGCAAACGCATTTGAAAAGTTCAAACTTAAGATACTTGATTATGTAATGAAAAACGATACGTACGGATTAGCAGCATCCACAATTTTAAATAATGCGTTAGATTTAATTAATATCGGAAAAGGCTCAACAAGTGCATTTTATAAAAGTGATATGCTTGTCGGAACAAATACCCCAACAGTAACAACGCATACCATTACCCCCATCAGCACAGATACATTTAATATTGTTAACATTTATGATTTTACCAAAGCAAGTAATGCTTCTATATTGGTGTATTTGAATGATATTGTATTGGTAAAAGATTTAAATTATACAGTTGCTATTGATAGTGCTACGATTACAATTCATTCAACTGTGCTAAATGTCGGTGACATCGTTACTATAAAGGAATACGAAACATCTATTGGTTCGTACGTGCCTAATACTCCTACTAAGTTAGGATTGTATCCAAAATTTGAACCAAGTTATTACTTAGACGATACTTATTCAACCCCAACAAATGTAATAAAGGGACATGACGGTAGTATTTCGGTAGCATTTAATGACATTCGCGATGATGTATTATTGGAATTTGAAACAAGAATTTATAATAATATTAAAGTTAATAATAATATTCCTATACGTGACATAGATGTGATTCCAGGTAAGTTTAGAACAACCGAATATTCGGATAAAGAGTCAACTAATATATTATCAGTAAGTTTTTTAAATTGGGTAGGTTGGAATAGAGTTGATTATAAAACGCAAACCTATCTTGCAGACAATGAGTTGACGTGGAATTATAGTAGTTGCAGTAGTAAGTTAGATGGCTCTTCGTTGAAAGGGCATTGGAGAGGAGTTTATAAAAATTACTATGACACGGATACCCCTCATACTACTCCGTGGGAGATGCTTGGTATTACAGCAAAGCCTGCGTGGTGGGAGAATGAATACGGACCATTACCTTATACTAGTGGAAACTTAGTTTTATGGGAAGATTTAGAATCCGGAATAATTAAAGAGCCGGGCAATAATAGAGTGGACATACGGTATAAGCGAGACGGGTTAATTAAAGTCATACCCGTTGACACAGAGGGAAACCTATTAAACCCATTTGTATCTATTGTTCGTAATTACTCACAATCAGATTTTAAAAAGAGTTGGGTGATTGGTGACTATAGTCCTACGGAAACCGCATGGCGCAGAAGCAGTTCGTATCCATTCGCACTGCAACGGTTATTCGCACTAACAAAACCAGCACAGTATTTTGCATTATCAATCGATAGGGATAGGTACGTTTTTGATTCTGATATGAATCAGTACTTAATGGATTCAAGGTATCGCATGGACACTCGTACAGTAGAAGTCCAAACAAATACAAACCCTAAACACAGTTACATTAATTGGATTGCAGATTATCATAATAATAATGGATGTAGTTGTATTGATATCAAAGACCAATTATCTAGAATTGACGTTAGACTTGCGTACCGCATGGCATCATACACTGATAAGAATTATTTAAAAATTTATACTGATAAAAGTAGCCCCGATAGTTCTAATACTGGATTACTTCTTCCTGACCAAAGTTATGATTTACTGTTGCACAAAAATCAATCATTAAGTGAGTTGCAGTACTCGTCGGTTATTGTTCAAAAAACAGATGACGGTTATTCTGTGCACGGGCATAGCATAACTCACCAGTATTTTGAAATATTACAGAGCATTCCGAATAGTAATTTTAATATAGTTGAGGGTGATATCAAGTTGCCAAAAGATTTCACTGATAAAGTTACTTTAGTGCCATATGGCTACGTTTTCACTAATAAGAATATAGTTATTGATTTTTTGGCGAGTTATGGTGCGTTCCTTGAATCCCGTGGGTTGGTTTTTGATTCTGTCGAAAATGCAAACACATTAAATTGGGGAAGAATGTCGCAAGAATTTCTTGCATGGACTGCTCAGGGTTGGGGGACTGGAAGTGTTGTTAATTTAAATCCAAACGCAATTTCATTGGAATTCAACAAGGAATTAGTAGTAGTAGATAATATAAACAGCAAAAATATACAGGCTCTAGACCAAAATGGAGCCCCACTTACTCCAAATGATTATGTAATAACTAGATTAGATAATAACTTCAAGTTAACTACAATTAACGGAAAGAATATTAATTTTCTCCGAATTAAATCAACAAGTTACGAACACTTGTTGGTAATAGATAACGTTAGTATATTTAATGATTTAATGTATAAACCAGTTTCCGGCTTAAGACAACATAGAGTTAGACTAGTTGGATTTACTACGTATGATTGGAATGGGCAATTAGATGCACAAGGATTCATTCTTAACCAAGATAATATTAAAGAATGGCAACCTAATATATATTACACAAAGGGAAATTTAGTTAAATTTAAGAATTCGTATTGGAGTGCAGAGCAAAAAATTGAACCTTCTGAAGATTTTAACTTCAATCATTGGACTAAGATAGATTACAGAAATATTAAAAAAGGATTATTACCAAATATTGCAAACAAAGCAGGACAAATTGCAGAATACTACAATAAAAAAACAACTAATTTAGAATCTGATGTTGATTTATTGGCAATGGGGTTGACTGGGTTTAGACCACGGGCTTATTTAAACTCATTGGATGATGTCAGTCAGGTTAATTTTTATACTAGTTTTATTAGTAATAAAGGAACCAAAGTAAGTGCAGATTCATTTAGAAATGTCAAATTTGATAAGAAGATTACCGACTATACGGTATTTGAGAATTGGGCAATTCGGGAAGCAACATTCGGTAATAGTGGAAACAAATCTTACATTGAGTTGGAGTTAGATAGTAGTAAATTACAAAACAACCCATCCGTAGTAGAAATTATAAATGACAGTGATACAAAGGTAGACTCTCATCAATTAATTAAAATAGGCGATGTGTATAACCAAAGTGAAATACATGTAAGCAAACATGTATTTCCTGTTCGAACAAATGGTTCAACTGAAATTGGGTTACCAATTGCAGGGCATGTTCGCACGGATGATGTGGATTTGGCAGTATTCGAAATTACAGATTTGAATGGCGGAGCAGGAGTTCCGTTTATGAACAAATTGTCATCAGGCTCATTAATTTGGGTAGCAAAGGACACAGCGTACGATTGGAACATTTATCGCACCGACATTCAAAGTAATATTAGTAGTATTTTGCCTGTTGATGGAAAAATTGAAGTCACATTTTTCCACTCACATGATTTCGTAGTTAATGATAAGATTGTAATTCAAGATATCAGTCTTTTAATTAATGGCGCATACGCCGTTGAGAATATTATTGATTCTAAAGTCATCCGCCTAACAGGAACTATCGAAGATACATTTGTTAACATCACAAGTGATAGTTCAATAACTTCAGATACAGAGTTATATACCACTGACCATAAATTAGGGTTTGTGTATAAGTTAACATCAGTTAGGTTACCAAACAACAATGCTTTATTAGGCAAGTACATTGACCGAATGCCAATGGGTGCTCGTGTATGGGTGGATGTGAATGATAATAACAAGCATGCCGTTTATCAAAAATATGACGTAACCGGCAATATCACCATGGATACTGGTTTAGTTACGTCTGATAATGACGTGTATACGGCAGACGGTAATGGTGCATGGGGGTTACTGCATGAAGAACAAGATACAGTTGACGTTGGGTTAATTAATAAAGTGTTATTTTATGATAAAGATACTAATAAAACAGTTCAGCATGTAGACTACCTCGACCCAATCAATGGCAAGATACTTGGTGCGGCTGCTGAAAATATTAATTTTATTGGAGCGACTGACCCAGCATCATACAATCAAGGTATCGATATTACGGGAATTATATGGGGAGATGAGCGTGTAGGCGAAGTGTGGTGGGATACATTTAATATTAGATACATTGATTATAATCAAACAGATTTAACATATGCAAGTAAAAATTGGGCGAATTTATTCCCTGGTAGTACCGTAGATATTAGGCAGTGGGTTAAAAGTTCTGTTCATCCATCACGATATAGCGGACCAGGAACGGTAGTAGATGTTGCCAAATATACAATAATTTCAAATATTGATACGACTAATACCATTATCCAAGACTATTATTTTTGGGTAACTGATTTAAGTGATATTTCATCAAATAAAACGTTGAGTATTAATAATATTAAGCAATATATAGAAGCCCCAATACTAAGTGGAGTGCCTTTTGTTGCATTCTTGAATAATAGTACTGTCGGAATTTATAATTCACGCCAATCTATTACTAATTCAGTATTGCATATTTCGTACAATCGCACCCATAGTGAAAATGCCATTTTTAATGAATATAAGTTGATTAAGGAAAATAGTAAGAATGATTTTCTTAATGACGCTACTTATAAAAAACTACAAGATAGTTTTATTGGTGGCAATGATATAGGATTAGCAGTACCTGATATTAAACTAAGTGTAGCAGAAAGAATAGGAATTAGTTTTAGACCAAGACAGTCAATGTTTGAAAATCGATTTACTGCGTTAAGTGAATATCTGACACAAGTTAACTCTATCTTAAAAAAGAATATCGTAACGACTAATAAAGATTTTTCTTTATTGGAGGCAGAAGAAGCAATGCCAAGTATATCAACAGGTACATGGGACATACAAGTGTCGGATATTGCAGAACTTAATTATCAAAATTTAGATATAGTTGCGATTGGATACAAGTACCTAGTAACTACTGATACGACTAATAGTGGTGGTGGGTGGAGTATTCATGAAGTTGTTACTAGCACAAGTGGTGTAACCTTACAATTAACTAAAATACAAAAGTACAACACAACCCGTGCATGGACATATAGCAATTGGTATGAGAATGATACGGTGGAAACAGTAATACCATATAGGATTGTTTCAGATACGTCTAAGTTATCTACGTTGGTGGTAGATAATGAAACATACGTTAAAGTATCTAGTAATAGTTCCGGAAAGTTCGAACTCTATCAACTACGGGATTCATTTTGGGTGAGAGTTGGGTTAGAAGATGGAACCATACAATTTAATACTTCGTTATGGGGTGGTGCATCAACTCAGGATAATATTACAATTGATTCAAATACATTTACTACAGACTCTATCATCAATACATCTGACACTGGAACGGGTGGTATTGAATTAAGGAATGTTATTAGAGCAATCAATGAACATATCTTGGTTGACGAATTGTTATTGGAAAGAAATAAATTATTGATTTCAATATTTAATTATATATTATCGGAACAAGGAAATATCGATTGGCTTTATAAAACAAGTTTGATTGATGTTGAACATAAAGTGCGTGATTTAGAACAGTACGCAACGTATAAAAAGGATGACCAAGATTTCTTATTAAATTACTTAATCGAGTCAAAACCGTACCATACCAAAATTAAAGAATTTTTATTAAAATATAATGGAACAGAACAATACAATACTGATATGGCGGACTTTGATGTACCTACCCATTATGATGATGCGTTTAAAAAATATGTAAATCCTATTTTAGATTACGACGGGGTTATTTTAACCTCCGACCAAAGTAACTTCAATGATGATGGGGTAGGACTAACAGAACGCGATTATAATATTTGGGAAATATCACCATGGAGTAATTGGTACAATAATAACGCGTTAACCATAAAGGATGTATTCATCGTTAATAGTGGTAGCAATTATACAACCACCCCGACCATAACAGTAACAGGTGGTGGTGCAACCACCCAATCCACAATGACTGCCAGAATTAACAATTCGGGACAAATTATAGATATAGTAATTGATAATGAAGGTGTGGGTTATTTCACTACACCGACGATTACAATTACAGGTGGGAATGGCAATGGTGCTATTATCACTCCGATAATGCAAAATACGTTAGTTAGAAATTTAGTAACTACTATCAAGTACGACAGATATGAGTACGCTCCGTCAATTATTAATTGGGAGAGTAATTCGTTGGTTTCTAGTGATGTTACAACAATCACAGTGGATAATAGCGACACAATCAGAGTTGATTCTGAGGCATCGGTGCACACTGTCGGACAGTTAGTAAGACATAATGATAGTGTATATTCATTTAATGAAACACGAGCATTTGGTACTGAATTCGATATAGATAATTATACTGTTGTTGATTCGAGTACATTGAGCGGTGTTGATAGAACTATGGGATTTTACAATCCAAGTGCCAACAACTATGGATTGAATCTTCCGTTATTAGTACATGGAATTGATTACCCAGGAGTAGAGGTCAAAGATTTAGACTTTAATAATAGTGCAGGGTTCTCAGTACTACCATTTGACACAACCCCATTTGATGTGATTACGGTGTTGGCGGATGGAAGTTCATCGGGGGTTGTTGACACAGAGTACAGTAGTGTATTTAATGACATGTATTTGGGAACTCAGCCTAGTGACATTAATGCAGATGGTGGTGAATTTATCGATGTTTATAGTAGCCATTCACCAGAGGAGTTAATTCCTGGAAGTATGTTTGACACGTTAAGTATGGTCATCTCCACTCGACCTGGTTTTGATTATGATAATAATGGGCATGCATTCGAAGTACAGTACGAGTTATTTGAATATACACCAAGCACAACTGAATTTAACTTCAATAACATAGTCGAGTATCCAATTGCTATTAAAGTAGTCAATACAACCGATGGATTGGCATTAAATGAAACATTCAACTACACTATTGATTGGGTGAATGGAAATGTTACTGTAATAAGTGGAGCATCAGATAGTGATGTTATCCAAATATTTGTTTATGAAATTGGTGGTGGAAATCAACTGTACAGGAATACATATACTGGTAATGAAATAGGTAATGAAATAACTATTCCTGTTGAATCAAAGAGTATTTACAATATTGTTGTTCATGTAGATGGAGTTGAATTAGTAAGTGGATTTACCGCAACATCAGATGGTAGTATCACTGTTGATTCTATACTAGAAACCGTAGATGCAAACACAATTACAGTAGATGCCGTTTCCACATCTACTGAAAAAACAACAACTATTAATTTTACAAATACATATACCTCGGTGAACTTCGTTGCTATTACGGTATTCGGTTTTGAAAGTGAGCAACATGAACATTGTTATCCTACTACTAAATCATTTACTCCGTTTGGAGCAGATTCTTCACTTTACACCACCGATACCAATGAGATAACTGCAGATAATATATCTACTAGTTTTGAATTAGGGGTAGGTTCAAGTGGAATTGATAAAGCAATTAGTACAAGTGGTAAGAATAGACATAATGCTATTGTAGAACATAATGGGTTGCGGTTGCGGTCACCAGAGGCGGTAAGATACACCGGTGATGCAATAGAAACAAACTTTAAGTTACCTACTTCTGGCAGAATTAAGCACTCGTTAGTATCAAATAGTGAAATTGTAGTATACGTAGATAATATTTTACAAACGTTGAATACAGATTATATTATTGTAGAATTAACTGCTGATACAGACACAATTACAGCGGATACCACAGATGTAACTGTTGATGCTGGGGTAGTAACGGCGGATACAACAAGTACGACAGTAGATACTGATATTATCACATCGGATACAAATACATTGTATCAAGGATTTAAACAAGTTGCATTTATAGGGACAACGCCACTATTGAACACCATAGTAGATGTGTATATAACTACTAATACAGATTACACTATCGACGGTACAATTCTTAATATTAAAGACAGTATATATGTATCAGCAACTGACAAAATCACAGTTACTACATGGAATGATACTTCACAACTTGATGTATTGACCTCAGTATTTAAAGGACCTACATTAACAACAGAAGTAATTACGGAGTTGTTTGATAGCGCTGGGTTCGATATTGAATTGTTTGATAGCGTTGCATCAGAGGGCAATAATGTTAATCTGTTTGAATTAGGCAGAACGATAACTTCTAATAATAGGTTGTGGGTTACTAGAAATGGGAATATATTATTGGCAGGAAATGATTACGTTGTATCAAATTCTACGTTGTTAATTATCGGAGATTTGTTAAGTCCGAGTGATGAGATTATTGTAACTAGTATCACAGATGATGTTGTTCCTGAAGAATTATCGTTCCGTTTGTTCAAAGATATGAATGGTAGTTCAGCAATGTACAAGGTTAATAATTCAGTAGTACTTACTAAAAAATTGAATATAACAGACGAAGCAGTTTACGTTAATGATGCTAGTATATTGACCACCCCTAATCTAGATATAGGAATATTTGGCATTATTATTATAAACGGTGAAAGAATTACATACAGAGAAGTAAACCTACCAAATAATACAATTAGTGGATTAAGACGAGGAACAGCAGGTACAGCAATCAAGGAACATTCATTGAATGCCATTGTAAATGATGTAAGTATTGGTAATATAGTAACTGGGAGTGTAATTACATCAAGTACATTGGGGTCTGACACAAATACTGTATCTAGTACGTATGATAGTATTTGGTACGGGAGTGGTGACGGTACCCCGAGTAACGGCATCGCGTTACAGGACCAAGTTACCACCCAAGCAAATTTTATTAAAAATTAATGCTAATTAAAATACATAAATAGTGCAATGGATAAAAATAAAGATAAAGATAAAGAAGTTTCAAAAAAACCCAACGAAGCAGGTGCAGTAAGTGTAGAAGGGCATATTAAAGTATTTGACCCAAACACCGAGGAAGTTTTTGTTAATAAAAGAAGTTAAATTATGAGTGAAATAACAAATAGCAATATTAAAGGATTTTTAAAAGTATTTGACCCAAGCACCGAGGAAGTTTTCTTCGAGGGTTCAAACGCGATTCATTTTGAGAATATTTCAGAGGCAATGGCACAGAGTTTATCAAATAAAAATCTAGGATACATTTACCAAATGTCGTTTGGTAATGGAGGCACGAGTGTCGACCCAACTGGAATCATAACATATTTACCTGCCAACTCAACTAGCCAAAATGCGGATTTATACAACGAAACATTCACTAAGGTAGTTGATGACAATTCATTAACAAATACAGATACATCAAGAAACAATTTAACTGTGTTGCATACCCCTGGAAATGTGTATACAGATATTTTAGTCAGTTGCTTGTTGGATTTTAGTGAACCATCAGGTCAACACGCATTTGATAATAGTACGAGTTTAGATGGGGAGTTTGTATTTGATGAGTTAGGATTAAAAACATGGAATGGTAGTGCTACTGATTTACGCTTGATAACACACGTGGTTTTTCACCCAGTACAAAAATCATTAAATAGACAAATACAAATAGATTATACGGTTCGAGTACAGACGTTAACGAACCTTAGCACAACATAGAGGATATTATGGCATACGAAGTTAATTTTACAGATGGAACAGTAGCAAAACTCGTAGAGGATGGGATAAAAGATTCTACGTTTAGTATTACCCTTGTTGGTAAAAATGTTACCACATACGGAGAAGTTTTCGCTGAAAACTTTATTAAATTATTAGAAAATAATGCAAATACAGTTGCTCCAAGTAACCCAATTAAAGGACAACTTTGGTTTAATAGTTCTGCAAGCACAGTAAGTGGAATTTCAACAAAGACGCTTGGTGTTTATAATGGAATTCAGTTTAAACCGTTGGGCGGAGCCAATATCAGTGCGACCGAACCTTCTGGACCATCGATTGGTGATTTATGGTTTGATACAACAAATGACCAATTGAAAGTATACAGTGGCTCAGCATTTATATTGATAGGACCAGCGTATTCAGAAGTGGATGGGGTATCTGGTCCAATTGTGGAAACGGTTATTGATAATGTAGGTGGAAGTCATTTAATTACAAAAATTTACAACTCAGACGTAGCAATTCCCGCCAATTCAGGAGTTGTTGCAACCATAAGTAAGGATGCGTCATTTGCATTGGATGCCGGTAGCCAATTTCCGGGATTCACATCAACTATTAAGCCGGGAATTCAATTATCAAGTACCATTTCAAACGCACAATTTCATGGAGAAGCGACATCATTGAGTGGGTTTAGTAGTTCTGATTTTTTAAGCGCAATTGCAAATGACACTACAAGTGGTACATTAGGAGTAATCAATGATAGTGGGTTAACAGTTGGTGTAGGGAGTGATTTTAACGTATCAGTAAGTGGAAACGATGTAACTATTGCAAACCAAACTGCGACAGGAGATTTAAAATTTAATGTTGATAGTGGAAATGTAATAACCATAGATGATACTACTACAAGAGCATTAGTTAATGCAGACCCAACAGCAACATTGGGGATTGCGACCAAAGGATATGTTGATACAGTAGTTGGTCCAATTACTGGAAACGCAGTATCCACATCGAATGCCTACGCAGATGGGTTAATAACTACGTTAAAAAGTGGTGCAGGCGCAGGATTTGATACATTTTCGGAAGTAGAGACGGAGATTGGAAATATTTCAAGTTCGAGTACATCAGGACTAGCACTTAAAGTTGCCAAGGCGGGCGATACGATGACAGGGGCATTGATTTTAAATGCCGACCCTACTGTTGCGTTACACGCAGCGACCAAAGGATATGTTGATACACAAGTGTCGTCAGTTACACCAGGCTCAACAACAAATGGATATGGTACTAGAACTGTTAGCACTGGAGCACCAAGTGGGGGCGCCAATGGTGATATTCATTACAGATACTAAATTATGTCACTGAATATTAAATATTCCGGTAGTTGGAGAGAAGCCACAGAAG